TGAGCCTTCAATAGCTCATCGTATTTGGCCTCAAGATCCTTTGTAAACGATGTGATTGCCTCAGTGACAGTTTCGATCTTTGCCTCTGTATCAGACAATGCCTTGGTAAGCTTGTCCGAAATAGTTGTGGTAAGATCCTCAAGAGCCTTCGTGAAGTCCGGGCCTTCGGTGACCTCGGCCTCCGTAACGTCAGCCGCCTTCTCGACAACCTCTGTGGTCGCCTCTTCAACTACCTCTGATGCCTCAGTATCTACCGCCTTTTCTACGACGGGTGTTGCATCTGTTTCATTTTCCACCTGTGTACCTCCTTCACTTTGATTTTCCTCTGCTGTTTCTGAGAGAAACTTTTGAACAATGTCTCTAAGATTATTAGAGTCATTTGTCTCGATCCAGCCAATATTAGTCATTGGATCGCTGCAGATGGCACAATTGGCACTTTCTGCATCCTTAGCCATAGCAATGTTATCCTTATCGCACCAGAAGACCGTTTCTGTACTAGTTTCGGCTACCATTCCCTTTAGTACTAAACCGTCATCTGCCTTTTCAATAGAAAAGATATTAGCTAATTGGTTGGCCGGACTATCTACTAGACTTAGTTCTACAAGCTCATATTTATCTACGACTCTAATTGTTTTATCTAGCGCCTTATCAAAAATGGGGGATGACTCTAAAATCTTTCCCCCGATAGAAAATCCCGTAAGGGTTCCATCAATAACCTTTTCCCAGGTTTGCGGTGCGCCCTTACTAATATATGCCTTTACAAAAATACCATCATACTCTTTATTTGTTTGCTGGTCAAAATATCGTTGTTCTTGAAATGAAAGCATTCTGCCTACGGCATTATTTTGATGCATCTCTCGGACATTCCCCCGAAATTGTTCAAAAGCTGCTCGGCTAGCATCGGCTTTGAGGATATCGTCCTGTCTATCAGCGTTATCGAGGGTCGCAAACCCTGAGACTGTTCTATTTTCTTTGTCAACTTTCGCAAATGACATAGAAAGCGATATGGTATCGCCAGATACGTCCCAATGGGACTTGTTTATATCCATGGTTTACTTAGTGTAATGTATATGTAATTATAATGCAAATAAAATGACATTAAGGTGTTGCTCTACCGTCTCCCTGAGCGTTTCTACCGCCCGTACCGGCGTCAGATTGATTTGCCGCCCGATTTTGGTCCCTTGTTCGTGACTGATTAGCTGTAGCCGTTTGATCTGCTGCTTTCTGAGCCGTTAGATTAACCGGGGCGTCTCCACCCTCTCTTGGAGGATATCCAAGTTGTGCTCTAGCCTCATTTGGGGTTAATACTTGCATTCTTACGAGACGTTCTATAATCTTTGACTGAGTATCCTCATCTGTTAACGTCAATTCATTGAATTTAAGAATAAACATATCAGTAAATTCAGCAATGAATGGTGCTAATAGTGTTTCTAGTCTAGATTGTTCCGGCCTTGTTACCTGTTCTTTAAACCCTTTATCAGCATCCTTTGATGCAGCAAGTGATAGACCTCCTGCCATTCCCGCCTTAGATTTGGGAGTCCTATGGGCCATAAAGATTTCATCCATATTAGCTTGTCGATATTGAGAAAATGAGGCATCTTGCTTTCCGGCCTCAACCGGCTCCATCTTAAACTCAACTTTGCTTTGAGGATCATCTGCTGGCAAAGGAACGTAAAGCGTTCTATGATTCTTTCCCTTTAGATTGGTCTGGAAGAATTCAATTAATTCTTTTTCGGAACGTCTAGATAGTGTTGCACCCTTAAGTGTAATAACATATCTTGGCACAGCCTTAAATTCAAAGTAGTCCAGATTAAATCTGGCTGCGAACTCATCCCCAGCTAAAGCTTTAGCGGCAGGTACTATATCTGGAATCCCATAATATGTCTCTCTTGGGGTATATTTCTTAATATGAATGACTTCATTGGGTACTGGCTGACCACTAACCGGATCTACTGTTTTTAAATCTCCATAATTTCTAAAGAATATAACGTAGGGTCCGATCATTTGGACATAGCCATCACGCATAGTCCTAATTCTCATAGATGTAGAAGCTATGTGTCCAAAGTACCCTATCTTTCCAGTGGATGTCCGGCCAACCTCAATATATCCATTTCCGGTTGCCTCATAGTCAATCCAGACTTTACGAAGTACCTCAAGAAATGAGTTTTCAAAGTTTAGATTCTCTAAAACATCAATAAGTTGTTTTTCTGCATCATCTACTTGCTTCTGAATGGTAATTCTCTTCTTTTCAGAAGAGGCACCAGATAATTTATCGATCACCTTCTGTGTTGGATCAAGGTCGTACCCTAGACCTACGATGTTTGCAACCTTTGCATTGATAGCTGCAAAGTTTGATGGTGATAGCTCATATATTTGGGCTAGATAGTCTAGATTATAGGTTGGCTGAATAACACCAAATGCGCTGTAGGCTGTGTAGTACCCTAGTTCCATGGCATAGGACTGAGCACCATCTATACCTACATATGCCTTTGAAAGTTTTCTGTTTAACTTCCGGCGAGCGTCTGGTGTAAGACTGGTAATCTTAGCCAGAGCATCTTTATCTAACTTTTCTGCGAACGGGTCCTTATTGTCAGTCTTTTCAATCTGAGATCCAACTCTTACTTCGATCTCCTGGGTTACCGGCTCATCAGCTTCTTTAACTGTCACCATGTTGCCTCTTAAACCTCGCTTCATCCATAAATGCTCCTACGTCATACTCATCGGGGATCAACCCATCTATCATTCTTTGCATTTGAATCTCAAACTCTTCATCTGTGACCCGGCGGGCCCCTGAATAGTAGACCGGAGCTCCATCAGGATAACCATAATGGGCGGCTACCTGGCGAAGCTTAGTCATCTTGATTAGATCACCTTTACGGGCAGCGACATTTAAGAAGTTTCCATTACCATCATTTAGATATTGACCGTCTGGTAACTGCCATAGGTATATACCTATCGAAGCAGAGTCAACGATAGAAGTTCTCGGCTTTTTGGGTTTAGGTACCTGATTCATTACCGTATCATACCACATTTGACTTCCAAAGGCCGATTTTTGAACATGCCAATACCAAAATATGAATATTTTATGTATTATGAGGCAGAGGTAACCAACCAATTATAAGAGTATAGCACCGGTTCGACATATTGATCAATTGATATCGTTTCGATACCATCTATAGGACTATAGTCCCTGCCCATGGCAACAGCATAATGATTGGCTACCTGAGTAGCCGTAAGCTGGGATCCATATACGGCAAGCCCGTCATACCCATTTCCACTACTGGCCGAAGTCCCATCTCCGTGAGAGTTTAAGAATAATTGATTACCACTCACTTTACTAGAGGTAATAGCCACAATATGATTCCATGATCCATATTGTGGTGGAGTATATGTGCCAGCAACGAGGGGAGTCCCATTCAGATAGACAGCAGAAAAGGCTCCAGATCCAGTTTGAGTTATTCCAAGATTGCTTCTAAGAATAGCTCTGTGTGGGGATGAATTCTTAAGGCACATTATTTCTACCGACCCAATGCTTCCATTATATTCTGCATAGTATAGAAACTCTATTGTAGAGTACGAATAGTCTGCCAATTCATTTTCTAGCATTATTCCCGGCCCACCACTTGTTGGGATTAAGATACCGGATAAAGGATCTGGATCTGTAGATGGTTTATCATTATCGGATATAAATATATGTCCAGATGTTTGGGATACTGGAATAAGATAGGAATGACTATTAGAAGACAGAATTTTTTTTGTTGAATAACTCTTTAGATCTAGACCATCAAATATTGGTCTCCAATCGTCTGAATCATTTGTAGATAATTGAAGTGCTATAGATATTTCTCCGGGACTAAAGTGTGTACCAGCTACCTCACCATTATTAATTAAAGTATTTTGAAATCCAGAATATAGTGCAGCCGTTCTGCTGGTTGTACTTGGACGATTGATTGTTCCAACTGGCATAAGCGCCTGTTCCTGAGCAGATCTAGTTGTGAAAAAAGTATCTGCAATAGCAATTTGAGCACCACCAGAATCTACCTGGGAAGAGACTAATTGTGGGTATACCTTCATTGATCCCACCTGATATGCTGCGAGTGAACTATTAAATTGATACATACATGATGCTAATGCGGCATATGTTGGATCGGATAGATCAGCATATGCTCCGCTCCATATAACTGAATTGGGAACGGAGTTACTAAAAGCCAAATTATCTACATTAGGTGGAGGGCCATAGGTTTGATTATAATTAGTACCAACATACACGGTACTGTCATTAGAAATAGAGATAGGAATAGATACAGTTGATATACCGCCGATTGTATTAAGCGCATTAGCGGCACCACCACTATACAGTTTAATCGTTCCTGC